GCTCGAGATGCTGGCCGACAACCGCGGCGGCATGGTCGAGGACATCCTCCAGCAGCACATGGAGGCCCATGCCGAAGGCTGGGACGCCCTGTACCTGTCCGCCGAGGCCATTGCGGCTCGTGACGCGCCTGCCGGTATTTGTGCGACCAAGACCACGATCGACGCTGGTGCCAACTCGCCGATCAACGACGTCGACGCCGCCTCGACCGTCACTGCTGCTGGTGTCGACATCGACAACCTGATCGCCACCATGAACGCGCTGCCCGGTCGCTACCGCACCGGCGACAAGGCGTGGATCATGTCGCCGGCCGTTCACGCTGCCGTTGTGTCCTCGACCGACAGCAACAGCCGTCTCGTGTTCCTGCCGCAGGCCACCGGCACCGTGCAGGAGAACCCGTTGTCGGTCGGCACGATCCTCGGCTACCCGGTGTACCTGAGCGATCACATGCCGGCTGCTGCTGACGACGCGGTTGCGGCGATCCTGCTCGACCGGCGTTCCTATATGGTCGCCGACCGACTTGGTCTGCAGACCATGCAAGACCCCTACTCGAGCGGTGCTTCGGGTCTCATCAACTTCCGTTCGTGGATGCGTTCCGACGGTCTCTGGACCCTGCCGGAAGCCTCGGCCCGTCTCATCTACGCGGCTTGACATCTTCTCTTTTCTCTGGTCTGGCTGGGGGCTTCGGCCCCCAGCCGCCTGAGGATTTGCATGCTTCAGATCACCACCCAATCCGCACACGCGTTCCAGCTTTCCGAGTTTCGCGATCACGTCGGCATTGGCTACACCGACGACGATCCTGCCCTGCAAAGGGCTCTGGATACGGCCGTCACGTACTGGGAGCATGTGACTCAGTTCTACACCCGGAACACGACGTTCACCCTGGACTGGTACCAGATGGTGGCCTCGGTTCCGGTTGGCGGCGGCATCATCGCACTGTCGAGCGTGAGCAGGCTTGCTCCGGACGGCACCACGACCGCCACCGTCACGTCCGATTGGTTCCTGACCCGTACGCTTGGGGAGTACGTCGTCAGGGTCACTGACACTGGCGACTTCCGACAGAACTACCGGTACACGGGCACGTTCGCGATCGCGGCCGCAGATGTGACGCCTGACGTCAAGGCTGCCGTGTTCGCCTTGGGCAATCACTTCTTCATGAACCGCAGCACGGTCGAAGAGGTGTCGATGTACACGGTGCCGTTCTCAGTGCGTGCCATCGTCGGCATGTATCAGAAGGGGATGATGTGAGCCGAGGCCGGTACACGCATCGCGTCGTGTTCAGCAGTCCGACACCGACGACCGACGGTGCCGGCCAGAAGGCCATCACATACACCACCGAATTCGCGGTCCGGTGCGACGCCCTGATCCTCAGCAGCCGCAAGGCCGAAGAGTACGAGCAGGTTCAAAGCGGATCCGACATCGTCCAGTTCCGTCTGCCCTACAACGACATGGTCGCCGTCGACTGGCGTGCCACGTGGAACGGGTCGGACTGGGACGTTCGGACCGTGCGAGACCTTGACGGCCGCCGCCGCGTGCTCGAGGTGACGGCAGAAAGGTTTGGCCAGTGATCAAGCCAGTCGAAATCCCGGTCAAACTGCAACTGAAGCCTAGTGACGTTCGACGCCTCGAGAAGGCTGGTAAGCACGGGGTTCGGAATGCTCTGAAGACCGTCGCCGAGTTCGCACTGGAACCGGCCCGGGAGGAAGCCCGGAAGCTGTCATCCGAAGGCATCAGCCGAGCGGCCAGGGCAACCCGGACCGGTCGCGGCGGCATCACCGAGTACACCGTCAGAGGCAAGCGTCGGAAGATCCGGTCGTACCGTGCCGGCGTCAAGAAGAAGGGTGCCTACAGCATGCGAGGCCGGTCCGACGGCATCGGTGACGTGACGCTGCTGTTGTCGGTCAAGACCACGTCCGACTACTACAACTTCGTCGCCAACTTCTGGGAGCATGGGTGGCACGTCAGCGGCACCAGCCTGCCGGGAAACCAGTTCATGACCAAAGCGGTCGATCGGAACCTGACCGACGTCAAGACCCGATTTGCTCGAGGTGTGGCGGCTGCGGTTGAGGTCTCTCCGCGGCGGCTTCGCAAGTCTGATTTGAAGGGGCTTGGATGACCGCATTTTCCGACGTAATTGAAAACGTGTACTCCGCCCTGACCAATGTCACCACCGGGGTCGGGGTGTCGGTGTCTGCTGACATCCGGCAGAAGGGCGAGCTGATTCCGGCGGTCGTGTTCAGCATGGACAACGCCGACTTCACGCGGTACGCCGGCGGCAGCATGGCGCCGGTCCACTGCGCTTTTCGGTTCGACTGCCTCCACGATTCCCGTCTCGAGGCTGAGACGTTGGCGGCTGACGTCGAGACTGCCCTGGCAGCGTCATCGCTGGTCGTATCTCGAGAGTCGGAAACCACCGACCTCTTCTCACGGGGTGCCGACGTGGAGCCCGTGTACGTCTCCAGTTTGTCATACATCATTACCTGTGGGAGCCTCTGATGGCCGGTGCAGCATTCAACGGGTCAGACATGTCCTGGAACGACGGCGGCGGCGCCGCCGCCATGGGCGTGGTCGACGTGACATACACGAAGGGCGAGATTCCGCGCGTGGACATCACGCACGCTGGTTCATCGTTTAAGACCTACGCCGCTGGCATTGCTGAAGCCGATTCGGTCACCGTGACTCACCTTGAAAACGTCGTGACCGTCGGTGACTCGGGCAGCTTTACGACCGGAACCATTGCGATCTCCGGCACGTTTCTCGCTGAGTCGGTGGAGATCACCGGATCGATCGACAACGCCATTCAGTACACCTCGACCTTCGTGCGGACTGCCTGATGCGGCTTCTGACTGTCCAGGACATCATCGACATTCAGCAGGCTGAGCAGCACCACCAGGAGCCGCTGGCGGTGGCCAAGGCGACGGGCAAGACGCTTGACGAGGTGTTGGCCATGCCGGCCAAGGAGTACATGGCGTGCCGAGCGGAGGTTCTCGAAGCCAATGGCCTCGGGTGATTGCGGCGGTAGCCTGTCGGCTGCACTGTTCGCCGCAAGAAGTGCGTGGCATGCTGTGGGTTGACTTCCGCGAGGTGCTGCGGGTCTTCGGTGTGAAGCTCAGGAAGACGCCGCAGGAACTGGCGGCCGAGATCGAAAGGTTCATCAATGGCCAAAACAACCGCCACGGTCACGGTCGGAGCTGACACGAAGCCGTTCGCCAGGGCCATGCGTGGCCTCGGCAAGAGTGTCAGTGGCAGCATCACGGCCGGTGTCGGTCGTGTCGGCGGCATGGCCATGTCTGGTCTCGGTGCCGGTCTGGGACTTGGCGGTGCCTTCCTTGGATTGCAGGGCCTCGGGTCGATCTTCGAGAAGATGCGTGCGGTATCTCCGGCGCTGAACGCCGAACTTACGAAGCTCAAAGTGGCTATCGGTGATGCCCTGTTCCCGGCAGCTGAGAAGCTGGCTCAAGTGCTCCGCGACAACATGCCGATGATCCAATCCTCGCTCCGATCGTTCGGGATGGCGCTCACCGATGCCATTCAGTTCTGGACGGAAGATGCATTCAACCCTGAGGTGTGGAAGGACATCGGAGTAGCCATCGCTGAGTCGATTAGTGACGCGTTGACCCGTCTTCCAGCCAGTGCCGAATCGGCTGGTCGGGGCATTGGCGGCGCTCTCGGCGGCGAATTGGGTGCCGAAGCTGGTGCCGGTGCGGCTGCTGGATTGACCGATGCTCTGACGACTTTCAATCCGATGTACTGGCTGTACAGGTACAACGAAGCTGCCGCAGGACTCGTCCTGGGCAGGTCTGATGAAGGGGCCTCTTCCCTATGACGCATGCAGCAGCCGTGTGGCGAGACACCCCCGGTGATCGGCTTACGTACGGGACACAGGACACCCGTTCGTTGTCGTTCTCTTTTTATGGGTTGTGGAAATACACTGGGCAGGTTCCCGGGGCAACGCCTCCGCCCGATTCGATGAGTGCCGCCACGGCGGCGTTCCTGGCCGGTGCTAATCTTGCAATCGACTCCGAGTACGTGGGGCCAACTGGTACCACGACACCGGCCGGTTCCTGGGTGCTGTCAGCCCTTGCCATTGAACGCCTGGACAACACCAACGACAATTCGGATGTCGTTTGGGTGTTCCGGGTCACTCTGGACTACGCCGAGCAGTTCGACACAGCCCGGCCATTCGTGGAACTCACGACACAGGCCGGGTCTTCGAATGTCTCGGCGTTCCGAATGGATCCGACGATCCCGGGGGACATGGCCACGGTAGGATCAGACGCCTACGTGGCC